GGCGTTATAGCCCTGTTTCTTCATATGAATTTCGCTCCTTTCTTACGAGGAATCCTTCCGCCGGTTTTAAATCCAACACGACCACCGCTCGCCCAAGGCGCAACAGATGGTGGCACTAATCCGGCTCTATCAGGGCCACGGGGTGAGGTCGGATAACGTACCGCTGCTCTCCGATTAACGGCAGCAATCGCTGCCTGAATGGCGGCTGGGTCGACGTTTATAGATGGGCTAAATGCGGCAGCCTGTCTGCCGATAGCACCACCGTACTGATATCCTCTAGCCCTGCGATCTCCCAAATAGTGGCGCAATGAACGAAAGCGTTGGTTAGGATCATCGCCATGCGGAATCCGCCTTGCAATCGCTGGCCCCATCGCGGCAGCTTGCCGTCCTATAGCACCACCGTACTGGTAGCCTGCTGCCTCACGGCGCAGCCTGTGCATCTCGTCACGGGCATTACGCTCACGGGAACCAACCCGCGCTAACTGGTCGCGTCTGTCCCTGCGTTCAGCCGCATCATGTGGCCTTCTGGCCCTGACCCGGCGCAGCTCATCGGCTGCATTATCCTGTACGCCAATAACTCTGGCTTCTTCATCCCGAAGGTTTCTACCGCCTCGGCGGTATCCCTTGCGTACTCCACCACCGGGTTTCTTGGCGGTGCTTTTGTAATAGGTTGGCATAATCTTGACCTTTAAATAATTAGTGGGAGGTTGGCGGCGCTCCTTCATCGGCTCGCTGCTTCATATGATAACTATGCTCTAAAGCATTAATAGCCTCCTGAACCTTCCGGTATATACCATCAAGGATCGCGGGAACCTCCTGACGAGGCCAGCTTTTCGGGGCTATCAGTCGTTTAGGATATTTCTTTCTATGCTCTCGGCTTAGAAATCTGGCTTCCTCTGCATCTAGCTCAAAACCAACAGTGGCTTCATTTGAGCTAAACGTTACCAAAAATGTATCAATTCGCCTGTGTATTCTCTTTGGTTTGACAGGAGCAACAGTCTCTTCGTAGCGCTCCAGCGTGACATAGGGGAAACAGTTACTGTGGTATTTGTGATCATGCCTGAAGGTAAAGTTATTACGTTTCAGGTCATGGACGCACATATCAATGATTGCCCCCAGAATATCATCATTACCGGCAAGGGCTACACCACAACTGGCTTGTTTCCTCTGGTCTTGTTCTCTTTCGTTATTCAGGGCTTGTTGAACTTCTTCTGGCAACGAATCAAAATCAACCTTCTCATAACCTGACGCACTGAATATACCCACCTTATATGTATCTGCTGGGCCTTTCCCAAAGGTGATCTTTGGGTCGGCATCCTTGCGCTGATAAACCCTAGCTGACACACCATCACCAAGGTCAGTGGTTTTAGCTTCCAGCTCACCTCCTTTAAGCATGGTTTTATCAAAATCTTTAATCCACTTCTCATACTCTTCGTCAGTCATAGTGCTTCCCCTTCTAGACGCTCTAGCACAGCCAGAGCATTAGCAAGGTTTAACACCGCTTGCGAGGATTTCATGGAAGCATCTGATGACGGGGTCTTGTATGATTTTATTTCTCTGGCTATTTCTTCTATGGCTTCTTTTATTTCACTCTTCATAGGGTTCTAACTCCTGTGATTAATGTTAGTGGGTGGGAGTGGCTACTTGCAGGGTTCCGATAGATTAACCCGTGGAATTGCACCACTATTACACTCCCGTAAACCTAGTAGTAATCCCCCTTGCGGGTCAGTTTTGGCTCGTCATCTGCCTCGTCGCTGCCGAGACTTAGAAAGCCGCCCTGTCTGAATCTTAACAGCGCCTGGGTAGATGAATCGACGAGATCGTCATGCTCCCCTGCGGGGAATGCCGCAAACTCGTTCATCACCTCTTCCGCGAAGCGGTGTTCAGGACACCACACCACCCCGGACGCAAACAGGTCTGCCACGGCGTTAACCCTGGCGATCTTGTCATTTCCCCGTGATGGAGTAAATTCGGAAACCGGAATGCCCATCGCCCTTAATTCAAAGATCAATGGCATGCCAGCCGCTTTCGCCTCGACAATAAACGCATCAGGTTGTACCTCCTGATACTTCTCATAGGCGGTTTTCTTGAGTTCTGGAAATTCAAGGCGCTCCTTGAATGCATCCAGCAGGATGATATTGGGTGTGGTTATCCCCTCATCATTGGGTTTTGAGAAAACACCCCATGTGGTGCAGGCGGAATAGTCCGACCGCTGGGTCTTGAGAAATGCCGTGTCCCATGACTGGATAACAAAATCACACTGTGGCGGGGAATCCGGTTCCCAGATGTTCCACCACTCACGCTTTACCAGCGCGCCTTCCTCTGCGGTAGGGTTCTGCTGATACTGGGCAGTCCACTTCGACGCAGGTAGCTCATTACGCAAAGAGATAAGCTCTTCAAGCCCCCAGAACTGGGGCCATAAAGCCTTTTCTTTTGGTTGGTTTTCGTACATAATTGCAGGAAATTCAATGACTTCCCACTGATCGGTTCCTTCCCGCTGAGTAGAAGCCTTGATGATCTTTCCTGTCAGGTCGCGCATGTGCCACCGTGTCATAACGATGACAATTGCACCTCCTGGTTGTAAACGCTGGCGAGGGCCGGATGTATACCAGTCATAGGTTTTATCAAATACCGAGGGATCAGCGCTTTGACCTTCCTGCTCACTATGAGGGTCGTCAATGATAAGCAGGTCTGCACCTTTACCGGTAACCGCACCACCAACACCGATAGCGAAGTATTCACCGCCTTTGTTGGTACTCCAGCGCCCAGCCGCTTTGGAGTCAGCCTGTAATGCCAGCTCTGGGAAAATTTTCTTGAAATCTACGTCATCGACGAGGTTACGAACCTTTCTGCCGAAACCAACTGATAACTCCGCGGTGTGGGCAGTCTGAATAACCTTCCTGTCAGGATACTGCCCCAGGAACCATGCAGGCAGAAGATAAGAGGCAAACTCACTCTTGGTATGCCGCGGCGGCATATTAACAATCAACCGCTTCAACTCACCACGCGAAATACGCTCAAACGCATCCGCCATGATCTTGTGATGCTCACCGTCTATGAACGCAGGCCACATCATCCTTACAAAATCAAGAAAACTGCCTCTGCCAGCCTCACGCCGGGTAGCGTCATCAAGCTCTTCAAGCAGCGCCAGAATCTCATGCTGATCAGGCAATGTCATATTATCAAGATCAGCAACCAGTTCCGGGCTTATGTTCACATAGCATCCTGAGAGTTAAAACCATGCACACTCTAGTGTCACACTAGTAGTGTCACACCAGGTTAACATCATAAATAATAAAAAACCCTATAACATCATACTCACGTTCACACACTATCGTTCACATACTATACGATGGTGTACGGTAACATCCTCTCCACATAACTCTAACCAATTTTACCATATAGTGCCTATTGACAAATTCACTGTCAACTATAAAAACCTTCAAAAATTTGAAAATAATTTTGTTGGGCAGGGACTCCTATGCGTTTATTGACATAATAGGGGGGTAGTCAAAAATATAGAATCGTTTGTGGGGAACTATGTCTCCGTAGTTTGGTGGGTGTTTCCTGGCACAGGGGGGGGTGGGGGTATTGACCTGATGGCATGCTGGGAATTGAGAGGCTAGGGTTGTGGGCAGTGCTATGAATGTGGGACATGTGGCACTGTTGGGATCGTATGGTAGCAGGTAGCACACTTACTGCTGACCATCAGCTATTGTTGACCACTCGTTCTAGTGTACTTGATCAGTGTCAGTGTCCAATGCTTTGTTACGTTGTGCAATCTCACGCAACCTCACCTCAATCTGTGCTGCTATCTCTTCACTGCTACGTTCGTTACCTCGGACCTCGACAACCTCGGTGAAGACTCCGCAACTTTTACCCAAGAGCTCCAGAGCTCGGATGCGATTGCTGTCCTTTGGCTCTGCATTAGTGGAATAGTGTTCCAATCGTTCAAGAACTTTCTGCTTGGTAGACAGTCCCTTCGAGAGCTGGGAGGCTTGTTCAGAAGCCATTCTCCTATCCCTTAGCTCGTTTATCATTGTGGCGATAGTGGGGTTAGCAGCTAGTCTGGTTGCTTCGCGTCTTATGGTAGAGGCTGCCATATTTTCACAGTCATAGGCGGAACGATATGCACTGGTGAGCTGGAGACCTTGACTACCCACTGCGATAGAGAACAAGCGCTGTTTATCTGTGAGCCCGTCGCGTCGTTTACCCATGCTGTGTTTACTCCAGCCTGATTCGATTGGAGTGAGGATACACTGCCGAGAGCCCCGCTGCAACGCGAGGGAAAACCGGACCGCCGCTGACGGCCTTCTGAGACCGTCCGCTAGACGATCCACTTGCCCTTAGCACTACTATTAATTCTTTAACCATCATCAGCAGGAGTGATTGTGTGAAGGAAAATATCAGAGACCATATGCAAATAATCCAGTTATTAGGCGTGATAATTGTTGCGCTCATAGGCAATAGGGAGTAGACTTCCCTCAGTAGTTAATTTCAACCAAATGAGAATGATTCTCAATAAGGAAAATGAGGCGAGGCGGACAGGGATAGCCGCCAAACCTCAAAGGACCAACGATATGCCTACATCATCAACAGCCGAATTAGTGGCGACCCCCGCACAAGCCGAATCATGGGTAACAACCCAAGGTACTTTCCATCGTGGCAATCCCCGCGCATGGTTGCAGTTCAACCACACGCACCCCGCAGCTCAGGCTGGCTTCGTTGCCAACGCCCGCTACGACATCGAGTATCTGCCCGACTTCGTTATATTAACCCTCAAGCCAGAAGGCAAACGCAAGGTCAGCAATACCTCGCGTGGCGCTACTCTGGATATCAACTGCCGTGCAACCAAGCAGTACGATTGGACCCGCGGTATCTACTGGCAAATCGAGCAGGGACTCATCATCATCCGCGCCGCTGTCTAGATTCAATCCACCATAGCCGATCCAGAACCCAGCCCAGCGCTGGGTTTCTGGGTGAGAGACACAGGAGAATATATGAATATCTTAATCGACATTGTTATTAAACGAGTGACCGGCAACGAATCTGGATTTGCCAACACACCAACTGGCTGGGGAATATTTCTGAATCACCACGGCCAATCTGAACTGGCCCACTTCTATGCCACGCAGCAACAGGCAACAGAACAGGCCGAATACATTGTAGCGAAAGCTAGAAGGGGCGAGCTCACTATCGATTGCCGATAGAGAGACCAACCCATCATCAACGAGGACTAACGATATGTTACCAGCCCAATATTGTCGAATAGAGACCGCCGCCGGAGGCGTCGGATGTACTCATAGGGAATTCATCCGCGCATGCCACGGAGTGCTAAGTGCCAAAGGTAAATCCAGAGGCAGCCGCACTTGGCGGCATGAATGGATTCGAGAGGGATTTACCCATCTCGAAAATTCTAGAAGACTTTTCTATAAGGTCGCGACCGGCTCAGCTTCTCGGTGCATCATCAATTAATCAACCAAC